TTTTTGTAGTTGAAAATTTTGCTTCTTCTCTTAAATTACTAACATTTTTTAAATTACTTTTTATTATTTGTATAAAATAGGTTACTGCTAATTCTAATTCATAAATATCATCTGTATCAATATTTGATAAAAATCTCTTGACGTCTGGATGAAGACTCGTTAAATTCAAATTATTTAAAAATTGCACGTAAATATTTTTTACATAATTTGAATTAGTAGTTGTGTTAGTAGTTTTTTGAGTTTGCCATTCTATAAGATAATTATTATACAATGTTGATAATTCTGATGATTCAGAAATATCTGCATAATATTTCTTCCATTCTATAAACGATAGCGGGTTAGTTGTATTTAAATTTACTATCATAAATTAAGCCCCTTTCTAATTTGATAATCTAAATTTTTAAAAATTATACCACCATCATCCTTTTCCCAGTCACCGCTTAAAGAAGATATTGATCTTGATATAGTTGTATATGGATTATTATAATCTATAATACTATTTTTTATATTTTCTGCTGATGCTGTTGTATCATAGGTTGTATATGGATAAAATTCATAAAATAAATCTAACCCGCTAGCGCCCGAGACTGATGTATCTAATGGCCATCCCCAGTTACTATATTCATTATATGCAGATAATGGGTATTCTGAGTATGTGCCATCTTCACCTTCAACAGGACCATCAACTGATTTAATTGCGACTTTTTGAGGTTTAATTAAAATATATTCATCATTAAATTTTTGTAGTGCAACAATATTAGTACCAGCAGTGAGTTCATATGTTAGTGTTGTAATTGGTGAATTGAGATTTACATTTCTACTAGCAGCGGAGTTTGTATAGTATTGTGTACTAAAATTATCATTAACCCTTTCATAATCCCCTAAAAGTCTACAAATTTTAATACTAAACAAATCATATAATCTTTTTAGTCCAGGTGGTGGTGTTGGTGTAACAAAATCAATTTCTTCATTAAAGAAATCATAAAATGCCTGTATGTTTTCTATTTTACAAAAATCAACATCACTATTATTACTAACAAAATTTGCAGTTTTTTCAAATATAGTTTTACCGAATGCTGTAGGACTAGAACTTGCTTCACCTACAAATGATGTAAATACACCGTCAAATAATTTATCATACTCATGTAAAAATGATTGAAATCGATAACTTTTTAATACTTGTGAGTAATCGCAATCTTCATTTATTTTATATATTTCAACGTCATTAGTAGAAGGACTTATTGTAAAAGTATATGATCCTGTTATTGAGTTAATTGAATCTATTCCAGTTCCCACATTACCGCTACCAACACAACCTTCACCGAGGCATCCATCATCTGAATAAAAGGATACAGCTTGCTGACTAGATAATGAATCAACTCTACCTGTTATATTTAAAGTCCATGATCCAGAATTTGGAGGAGTTATATTTGTATAAAGAAAGCTACTAAGTTCCGTTTTTTCAGTAGTAGTATTGTATGGAAATTTATTAGTGCTTATACTACTAATATTGCTAGTAGTAGTAGTATCTCCGCTAACCCAATTAACATAAAATGTATGATCAGATGAATACGTATTTTGAGTATCAGTGAAATTAAATATAGGGTAACTTTTTAAAATATTATTATAATTGTCGCTAAGAGCTATAAAAATTTGAAATTTATCACCTTGTCTTTTATGTTGTATAGCAGACATTTCTTTCATTCCAGTTGATGTGAAAGATAATCTGGTAGCCGTTGATGGTAATACTTTTATTGGTATACCAGCAATTGCTTCGGTATTAGCGGAGCTTGCTCCAGCAAAATTTGTTTCTGAATAAGTTCTTTCACTATTATTAATATCTGTAGTTAGATTATCAACATAAAAATCTTTTAATTTATGTTTACTAGTATCTAGTCTAATTAATAGATTCACACGTTCTGAATCAATATAATTAGGTATATCATCATAATAATAAAATTTTTCACCTGTGTCTCGAGCAGTATGAATTCTAGACCGATATGTTGGTAAATCTAAATTATAAGAATTAGTAAGAGCATTTTTTGTACTTGAGTATAATAAAGTACCAGGTTGATCTTCGGCTGTTATAGGAGTAATTTTAGCTGTGTCAGTATCTATGACAAAATATTGCGGGTTTAATTGATATTGTACTCCATATATGCTATTTATAAGATTTAAATTTTTATCATAAAATGCATTATATGGTATTAGATGTGCATATTTGTTATTTATATCATATGGTTTAGCTTTACTTCCACTAGCTGTAAAATACACAGTATGAGGTTCATTTGGATCAGGTACATCTTGCCAGCTTGCCGTGAGACCAATACCTAAAGAACGGTCTCCTTGGACAGGCTTTCTCCCGGAAAAAATAGATATTGGCTCGTCAGTATCTAAATCTCGTGAGCGTACGCTTATTCTAGTATTAGCGTAATTATATACACTTAACTGTTGAGTTAATGTATTAAGGAATGCATCACCGTTTCTATCATAAAAGAAAACTGATACAGTATATAATCCTGGTACATTATATGTATGTGTCGGTATAAAAACATCATCACCGCTTAATGTATATCCATCTCCGAAATCCCAGATCGCGGTAGTTAGAGATATGTCAGCTGGTAATGATAATTGTAATGATGTATTAGGGTCGCCTATAACACTTAAAGATGGAATAAAAGTAAATTCTGATATTCGAGTAAATCCGGTATGTGTTGTTGCGTCAGCGTGACCGACAATAGGTGTCGGTATATCACCAGACGTATTTACAGTAACCGTAAATGGTATCGGTAAAGAGATAGGACAGCTGATATCATTCGAATTTGCCATTAATATTCAACTACGTTTCTGGTTGTTATCGCGCTTCTTACTTTTATTTTATTTTTAAATGATTGCTCATTTTCTATATATGGTATTTGAAATGGTTTTAATTTTAATCTCGTATCAATAATTTTAATATCTCTTCCATTATAGATTGGATTAAATACAGCAAACGATAACCCAGGAACACCCCGTTTTATGTCTGTTCTTACTGTATTAAACTGCACTATACCGTTTATTTTTTCAATTTCATTATTTAAATAGCGAACGTCTATAATATCTCCTAATTTTAATCCTTTTATATAGTTTGTAATAATATTAAATACTTTAGATTTTAATTCTTCTTCATTTATTAATGTTCTGGAATTTCTAAGTAACTGTAATTCAGTATAATTTTTATATTGAACTTTTGACGTCTCACCAGTAAATTTAAGACATAAATCTAAATTAAGATACATTGGATCTATAAATGAGATTTCACTATTAATTAATTTATAATCTTCTAACTCGTTTTGAATTTTTTCTTTAAGAGCGGGCGATAGATAATTTGATCTAGTTACAACAGATTTATTTTTTCTTAAATTAGGTACTATAGTTAAATAGATATTATTTGCATCTGCACTATCAGCATAATGATATTGATTAAACAATGCATTTGTTTCTAAAGAATAATCTGTTAGACCTAATTCATCATTTAAGTATTTTAAATATCTATTTGTATAATCACTGTTATTATATACTGTAACATCATAAATTAGATTTTTATAGTTTCGTTTAATAAAAGATTTATAATCTGCTTTTGTCGTTAATTTATATTCTGAACTAAAGAACCTAGGTGAGTTTTGCTTTATTTCATCTGTGGTTTCTTCTGCTCCGAAATCAGTACTATCTTCATTATTGCTTAATGTTATAGACGCGGATTCTGCTATAGTTACGTAATTAAGAGAAGTATCCTTTACGCTTGTAAAAATTTCATCAAACTGTGTTGTATTGTATATATTAATACTACTGTCTGCAAAAGCATTTTTTGTTACCTTACCATTAACTCCATTCGATTTTAAATAATAAATAGCAACTGTATCACTTTCATTTAATTTCTTACCATTAATATTATTACCGAATTTTATTTCATAATTTTTATTTTCATTATATCTAATTTCAAAATTTCTAGAATTAGGCTCTGATAAAAATAGACTAGGTACTCTTTTCCATTCATACCATTTATTTTGTTCATTAGTTTCTTTTACAAACACAAATATATTAAAATGATCTATTATAACATTCGGACCAGGTAGTAAATTTATTGTTTCAAACTCTTCACCTATAGGCCGTATTAACGGGTATTCTTCTATAGACCCCTCATATAACAACGGGTTATTAGTAGTAGAACTAATTGTTTCAGTATTTGTTGTTAATTTTTCAAAAGTTAAATCTTGTACTATTGTATATGTTTTACCTTGACTAGAAGAAAAAGTAAATTTTGGAATAGTATAATATCCAGCTGATAAATCAGATGTACCTTTAAGTTGTATTGGTAATATACATGATTGTTTTCCTACAGGTTTATAATCAATAAGCTTTACTATACGGTTTATATTTTCATATAAATTTGCATCATTAAAATTACTCTCCGAACTAGTTTGATTTAAATAAAATAATAAAGTATGGTATGAATAAGCAATAATGTCAATTAAAGCGGATACGTTACTCCCTTCAAAATTTTGATCAGTAAAATTTATTGTTGGGTCACTATTTAAACGCTCTATGATTAAGTCGCGTAAGCTTTGCGCATCAAAACCTGTATATGCACCAGTCGGTAGTTTAAAATCTGTAAAATTAGCCATGATTAATATTGAAATCCTTTCGTTGTAAGGGTACCGTTAACGTCTTCTGTTTGATTATTTAATGAAGGTATTGTGATAGATAGATCTATTTTATATTCATTTTGTAGAGTGCGAGCTAGTACAGTTATACTATTTACTTTTATACGAGGGTCGTGTAAAGGTAATTCTTCAAAAATAGTTGTACCGATTATATCTCCATTTTCTTTACTAATATTTTCAAATAAATATTGTTCAAGATCTAAACCAAAGTTTGGATTAAGAATTTTTTGTCCTTTTTTTGTATTAAAAATATTATGTATAGAATTATAAATTGCATTAGTATCGTAATCTATTTTAAAATCTTGAGGATTCTTTACAGAACCAGTAGGCTTATTAGGTAGCCGTGTATTAAGTTCTACATCAAAATGGATGTCGGCATAAGAATAATTACGATAATTATCATTATTTTTTCTATTTCTAAGTATGTCGAGCTTAATAGCCATCTATAATTATTTAATTTATAAGTGCTTAAAACAATAAATAATTGAAATGAGTAAGTTCGATACATTATTTGAACAACAGATCGGTCGTTTTATAAAATCAGGACCTATTGCTGGAGATTATGTAAAAATCAAAAGTAATTGTAAATCATCTGATTGGTATAAAGCACTCGATGAAGCTAGACAGAATTACGTAAATGAGATATTAACTTTATCTGAGCAAGGTAAATATCTTATGCTCTCTACTATTAAAAAGGGTATGCATGAAACTGACAGTACAGATTCTCAACATTGGAATACAGCAGATATTGCAGTTGAAACTGCTCCGGGGTTTTATACAACACCTTTAACGCTTCCGTTAGAACTTGTTGAATTCTCTGAGACGTGGGATGAGCATAGAGCTACTGCAAAAGATCCTAATAATGATCAAAAAGATCATACTACGTTAAAGCCGCAAGAGGAAGCAGATAAAGAAATTGATGTTGGAGTGCAAACTAAAGTCCCGGATGGTGATTATAAGTTAGGTACTGCAAATTATATGCCTTAAACGTTTAAGTCTAGTATACAAGAATAGAAGTTGATCTCTTGATCAATACATTGACTATTCTGATAAAAGTATCTCGAGATTGTAATTAGACAGTCTCTCTTTTTTTCTTCAGTCATCGGATTTATGTACATATAATCAAATAACCGTTTGAATAATTCATCATAATCATTGTTAAATGATGCTTCATTCTCAATGATCGTTTTACGAATTAAAAAATATTTTTTCTGAGTTAAAAGATCTATTAACCCATCAAGAAACTCCTGTGTATTGTTACAACTATTTTCTTTTCCATCTGAAAGATAATATTTTTGAAGCGCATTAATACCTTTTCGGAAATCTGGATAACAATTATTTACAATTCTAGTAAAGTCCTCTTTGTTGATTTTTAATTCTTCAGCTTTAACAATAGATATTAATTTAGTTAAGTATTGATTTTTATCATAACTAATATCAAATATTTGACATCTGCTTTGTAGAGCTGGGATAATTTTATGTTTATAGTTCGCTGTAAGAACGAATCTTGTTAAGTCGTGATATTCTTCTATCGAGTTGCGTAGCGCTTTTTGCGCATCAATAGATAATCCATCACACTCATCAAGTATTATAACCTTAATTTGCCCAAAGAGACTCTTTGTCTGCGCGAAGTTTAAAACTTTTGTACGGATTGTATCTATACCATTTTCATCTGATGCATTGATATATAGATATTGACACTTAAGAATGTCTTTTACAATAATTTTAGCTAGAGATGTTTTTCCAATACCAGGTTTACCTACAAATAAAACATTAGGTATATTTTTATCTTGTTGTACTTTATTAAAATAGTTTTTAGTACTTTGGTCTAAGACCATTTCATCTAAAGTACTCGGTCTATACTTCTCACACCAGATATCAGAAATTGTCATTCAGAGCTGTTTGTTATTTCATCCACAATTGCATTTTTGATCCAATCACTATCAACACTTTCATCTAATTGTAATTGTTCAAATGCCTTTTTTTCTGCTTGCATTACATTTTTAGCTTTAACTGTATAATCTCGATATTGAAAAGGCATAAACTTACCAGGAGATTTAAATTGTACTTCATAAGTCATAATAATTATCCAGTAGATCCAAACCCATCTTCACCGCGCTCTGTGTCATCAATTTTATTTGTTTCCCAAATTGTTGCTGTAATATGAGGATATAATACTAATTGAGCAATTCTACTACCTTTATTTAAAGTTACATTCGTGTCGCTAAAATTATATAATTTAATGCCTAGATCACCTCTATATCCATTATCAATAATACCTAAGTGGGGTTGGATGTGATGCTTAAATCCTAAACCACTTCTAGGTTCTACTCTAAACCAATATCCTGGTGTGATATATGCTAATGTTAGACCTATAGGTACAACTATAGACCCTCGACCCGGTATTATAGCTTCCTCTACACTATACACATCATATCCAGAATCACTGTCATGAGCTCTATGTGGCAATTTGGCATCAGGGTGAGTTTTTACTACTTTAAGTTCAATCACACAAGAGGATATATTTGTGCTAGCAAGTAAGTGAGATGATAATGATTGAAATTCCATGACATAAATATAGTGTATATATTTGATTTTTCAAGTAAATAATTCTATGGATGACATTGATCCAGCAGATTTAATATCGCAATTAAAATCTCTACCTAAAGATAATAAAAAATTATCTCAAGTAGTAGAGCAATCTAACTCTAAACTATCTAGAGAAGAGGTTGAAGATTTTATAATTCAAAAATCTTCAAGACTAATACAAGATTCTTTAGAGTTAATAGATAATATGAAAGAAGTAGTTCATCATATGCCTGAAGCAGAAAATGTATCTTCTCTTGCTGAGCTCATTAAAGCTTCTACAGGTGCTATTGAAACACTTAATAAATTAGTAGTTCAAGATAAAAAGTCAAATACTACAATAAAAGCAAAACAATTAGATATAGATTCTAAAAAAGAGCTTCAAAATGCAGATCAACAACATGCTTTAATGTTAAGTAGAGAAGAAGTCCTTGATCGTTTATTAAAAGATTCAAAAGTAATTAATGTTGAATCAAATGTAAAAGAACCTGATAAGTTAGAAAAAACTACCTAAGAATATTCATGTCAAACGGTCTTTGTAAAGTTTGTATTTTATGTAATAAAATATCAACTTCTTCTTCATGATTCTCTACTATAAGCCCAAATACCCCTGGTATTATTTTTTGTTCGTTACTAAGTTTATTCGTTTGAAGCCATCCTAAAACACGCATCGCTCCTCCTAATGCAATGCTAATATTATCATTAATTTCTGATTGATTTTTCTTTAATCTCTCATAATGGTAATGATCAGTGACTAAGTTTTCCCTATGTGCTTTTGATGCATCCGCTGCCTCATTACTTCTAAATAATTGTTGTGTATTACGTTTGAATATAGCGTCAGTACGTTTACTTAAGTCAATCATATTCATACGTGTTTCTGGTTCTAATTTATCTTCAATTACACTATTATATGGTATAGGTATTGGATCGGCATCATCATCTGCATAATGTAAATATCTACTTTGCGGTAGTCGGTGTTGATCTGCTATAAAGCCAATACTTTCAGATATTTGTTGTAGAATAGTATCTTCTATAGTTAATCTTTCAGATAATATTTCTTTTACTTTGGAATGGCATTTACGATATTTATCTAACCACCAAGCTGTAAATTCTCCGCTCTTATCTGCATCTGCTATATCAAAGCTATTTGAAATTTTATTTATTTCATTATTGACATTTGTAGAATCGTCTTTAGTTAGATCTATAAATTTTCCATTTACAGTTTCTAGTACTAAATTTCCTGTTTTTGGGTCAGGAAATACTATTGGATTACCACCCTTATCTACTTTTAGAGTATCACCTTTAGGTATTTTTACTTCTATTCTTTTAAGATACTTGTTTACTTTTGGAGATTTTGCGAATTTTTGTAGATCTAAATTTGCATTTGCTAGTCCTTCCCAGAAGGTCGCTTCTGCAGTAATAGGATCTGTTTCATATTTGAGACTATTATAATATTTTGATAATGCTACAAAATTAATATGTGTTTCAATTATAGTATGAAAATTTGTAGCAGCAATATGAAAATCTACTGTATTAGCTAATCGAGTATTTGCTATTTCAGGTACTCCAGTTTTTTTTGGTAACAGATCTTTGCTCATA